TGTTTAACCCAGCGGAAGGGTTTTAGTGAACCAGCGCGTCTGATCCACTTTGGTCAAGTAAGCCGTGAAGACCGAATCCGGCAGGCCGTTGTGGATGGTCGATTTGAAATGTACGTAACTTTATAAGTAATCATGTGGTATCTTTACACCATAACTAATTGCATCAATAACAAGCAATATATTGGTATTACTACCGATGTTGGTCGCCGTTAGATTGAGCATAAGTGTGACCACGGGTCAAAGCTTGTGTATCAAGCCATACAGAAATATGGTGTTGAGAGCTTTGTTTTTAATGTTCTTTGTGGAGGTGATGAAAATAGCATTAAACAGTTGGAAGTTATTCTAATTGCACAACTGAATACGAAAGCACCACATGGTTATAATCTTACGGATGGCGGCGAAGGCTCAATTGGTTGGAAACCTACAATCGAAACTCGCAAGAAAATGAGTCAAGCACATAAAGGCCGAAGAAATGGAATGTATGGCAAGGAGCATAGTAAGGAAACAAAAAAGAAAATAGGCTTAAAACGTCAAGGATCAAAGAATCCTACACGTTCAAAGCTTAACAAACTTAATCGTGGTTCAAAGAATCCGCGAGCACGGAAAGTAAAAGTTCAAGGACGAATTTACCCATGTATTCAAGATGCTGCTAAGGCACTTGAGATAAAGGCCGGCACACTTAGACAACGATTTTCTCGATACAATCGTTCTAAGAACTGGCTACGCGGATGGGGATACGTAACAAACTAATACCTTTTGATAGGAGGTTTATCATGGCCAGAATCGAGCTGCGCGATGCTATTATCCGCATCAAAGATGGCCTTAGTGGCAGTGCAATCATCGAGGAGACTACTCCTGGTGCGACGGATACAGATGTTGACATCAATACCCCCAACCTGAATACAACTGATACTGATTTGGTGCCGATTGGGGCTCGGTTCACTGTCAACACTGTAGATAACACCACAACCTATACGGTTACTGCGCGTACACCTGCGGATACAAGTCCGACAAATAACATCGAATTTACGCCAGCCTGGGGTTCTGAAACTCCAACAGCGAGCGATGTAATCACTTTCCTCCCGCAGCAAATTGATGTCACCATTGGTGAAGGTAATTTAACTTGGACAGAAGCCAAGGAATATGAGTACCTACTTGACCGTGGTAATCTTGATACTGTGAAAGAAGGTGACGAGCAACCTCTTGAGATTTCGCTTGAATTTGTGTACGAGCACGTTACAACTGGAACAAGTGAATCCATTACCCCTGTTGATGCTGTAAAAGGTGTTGGTGGGGCTGATGAGTGGGTTTCAAGTTCCGATGACCTATGTGAACCGTATGCAGTAGACCTTGAAGTTCTCCACTGCGTACCGTGCGGTGGGGATGAAGATGAGCGAATCATCTTCCCAGACTTCCGCTATGAGAGCCTGGAGTACGATCTTGGTGAAGCCACAATTTCTGTGGGCGGTCGATGCAATGCGAGCGATGCGACAGTGACACGAGGCAATTATGAGGACGATTGTCCGTCATAACCAAAGTTGAACCTGTGTAGTGGGGCGGGTTAGCCCCGTCCCACTTTCTTTTACCTTGTAAGAGGGAGAATTTGATATGAAAATTGGTGGTGTTGAAGTCAAAGGCCCTAATGAGGAAGTTCTTGTACTTCCGCGAATGGGTGATGATATTGTTATCCGTACTCGGGCTGTAACAAGTATGGATGAATTTGACAAATTGGTTCCTGAACCAAAACCGCCTGGGAAACTTACAAAAGACGGTTTTGTTCCTCTTCCGAACGATGAAACCTACCGCCAAAAGCTTGAGACTTACAATAGTCAACGTTTGGCATACATGATCATTCAATCACTCAAGCCAAGTAAGATTGAATGGGAATCAATTATCGAAGATAACCCGAAAACATGGGCAAATTGGACAGATGAACTCAAGCAAGCTGGACTTTCAGAAGTGGAAGTAAATCGAATTGTTTTATGTGTCATGCAAGCTAACGCCCTTGATGAGGATAAACTGAAGGAAGCCCGTGAGGTTTTTCTACTTGGGCAGGCGGAGGGACAAAGCGAATCCTCTGGCCTCCCAACAGAACCGGAGAATACGCCATCTGGCGAGCCTGCGAGCGATTCAAAGTCCGACCTCCAGGAGTGAGGGATGCCTGGGATGATTGTGATGTGTGGATACAAGCAAAACTAATTGCTTATGAACAAACACGTCAACATGAAGAGCTTGAAACACAAAAGGCATTGTTAGGAGTTAGTAAAGGAAAAGCACCTACATCACCAACACGTCGAAGAGGTGGGGGACGAAGGCGATGAAATTTATTCCTAAATTTCGTGCTCCTAGTTTAGATATAGGTGGTTACAAACGACACTTGAGTGATTATATGGAAGATTGGCTCAAGCAAGCAGGACGTGAATGGCTTCAGGCAACTGTTCTTGCCATAATTCCAACGTGGTCCAAAGCGTCTAGGGCCACGTTCCAAAAACTTGCCCGTGAATTAGGGACTGGTATTCCATATGGTCCCCAATTAAGTCGAAAGGATCGAGAGTCGCTTGGTCTTTCCACTGGTAGCGGCAGTGGTTTGGAACTTGACCCGGAAAATTCGCGTTGGCACTTCAAATACCATAGTACCCTCCGGTATCTTGCTTATAATGAATACAATCGTGCAGTAAAGGGCACTAACAACGTATTTTACGGTTTGCGTACCCCAACTCCCTATCATTTCCAGGAGAAGGGTGTAGCGGCTTTCGAGCATTTTACACGGTATACAGAGCTTCCAAATCCGTTTAAGTTTATACGAACGGTAGGGGTATCTTAAAATGCCAGAGGAAATCACGCAAAAATTAGGTTTTGATGCCTCAAAGGCAATTCAAACCTTGACTGATTTGAAGCAGCGTTTGGATGGTTTCAAAAGAGGGTTAACAGATGCCGCTAATGCTGCGCGTCAATTTAATCAAAGTACGGCATCGACAGCAAAAAATATGCGTGATATTGCTACAGCTGCAAAATCAGCAGCCGGAGCTGCGCAAAGACTTGCTGGTGCAATGCGAGCTTCACAAGGGTCTGTGGCTCAAACAGGTAGGGGGTTACAAGGTACAGCCACTTCAATGCAAAATTTTAGTGGGCTGTACAATCAGGCTGTTGCTGGTATGGGTATCAGTACGCAACAAATGGCGAATCAGGTAACTTCTGGAAGCACTAAAGCCGGGTCTGCAATGACAAAAGCTGGTTCTGCTATGCAGTCTGCCGGTAAGCAAGTTCAAACTTCATCTAAGATAGCTAGTAGCGCTGCTGCTACAATGGCAGAACAAATGCAGCGAGCGGGACGGGCAGGTTCACAAGCTGCTAAAACGATGACACTTTCATGGAAAACAGTTCTTCGTGTAATTCAGGCACAGCTTATTATTCGAGCTTTTAGTGCAATTGTAAGCTCAATGAAAGAAGCTACCAAAGCAGCTATTGATTTTCAATTAGCTATCGCTGAAGTTCAAACCATTGCACCGCCGCTTTTAGGTAATCTGGAGCAAATGTCACATCAGGTACGTAATCTTTCATCTGAGCTAGGTATTGCGGCTCAGGTAGTAGCTGAAGGTTTGTACCAAACATTATCAAACCAGGTTGTTGAAGCAGGAGATGCTTTTCATTTTCTTGAACAGGCTCAAAAACTTGCATTGATTACACATGCTGAAACGCGTGATGCTGTAAATGCTCTTTCATCTGTAATGAATAGTTATAAACTACGTTCAGAGGAAACAGAGCACGTAGCTGGAACATTATTTAAGACGATTGAATTAGGTCGTTTACGCTTAAGTGAATTCGCGGATATTCTTGGACGTGTAACTCCATTAACGGCAGAATTAGGGATTGAATGGGAAGAAGTAGCTGCATCCTTAACTGTAATGACACGTCAAGGTGTTAGAGCAAATACAGCTATTACTCAAATGCGAGCTATCGTTTTGAAGCTTATCAAACCAACTGAAGAGATGTCAAGACTCTTTAGGCAGTGGGGGGTGCGTGATGCTGAACAAGCTATTAAGAAATTCGGCGGATTAGTTTCATTACTACGTGAGCTTGCTAAAGAAACAGGTGGTAGTAGTGCTGAAATGGCAAAGTTCTTCAATCGTGTACGAGCCATTGCTGGTCAAATGGGTATCATGGTTGATAGTGGTCAAGATGTAGCTGAGGCTATTGAAGGAATTAAGAATGCAACTAAAGCATCGACAGAAGCCTTTGAAGAATATTCAAAAGTACCTGCCCATCGTGTTAATAAAGCCATTATTACCTTGAAGAATACTTTTGAAGAATTAGCGGCTAAGGCTCTTCCAGCATTAGCAGATATGCTAGAATGGATTGTAAAGATTACTCCTGAGGCTGACACAATAGCTCAAGCTTTCAAGTATGTAGGTATTGCAATTATTGAAGTGGCTAAAATTGGTTCGTTATTCGTTATCTCATTTGTTGAAGGCTTAGCAACTATTGTACGGTGGGTTGAAGGTACTGCTAAGGTTATTGGTGATTTATTTACTGGTGAAATTCCTACGGCTGAAAGTATTAAGAACGCATTTACTGATGTCGGTGCAGTTGCTAAGGAAATGTTGAGAGAGATTAAGGCTGAGGATGAACGTTTCGCAAAATCATGGGAAGAATCACGTAAACGTGCGATGGATACTGATAAGAAATTCTGGGATACCCAAGCACAGAATGCCTGGAATTTCTTCTCTGAGATCTCGCTTGTTTGGCAACGAATGGAAGCAATTGTTGATGCTGGTGTTGAATCTGTAGCTGAACTTACTAACCGTATGTGGGATAATGTCATTAAGGATGGTAAGGATGCCATCAAAAGTCTTGCTGATCTTCAAGATAACTTTCAAAAGAAGATGCGAGATCATGTGCAAGAAACCTCAGATATGCGACAACGTTTTGCTGAGCAGGACTTCAAACTTGAACTAGATCAATCTAAAGGATTACGTAAAGATCGCTTGCTTATGGAGCAAGTAGATAAGATACTAGCAAAAGCTAGAAGGGATTTAGCTAGAGCCGGGATTGATGAAGAGAAATATCGTCATGGTTTAGAAACAACTCACCGTGCCCAAGAGTTGGCATTAGAACGTATTCGACATGCACGTGAAATGGGTAATCGTAGTGCCGAATATCAGGCAGCAAGGCAACTTTCTAAAGCACGTCGAGCTGAAGAAAAGGCACGAATGAACCATACTAAAGCTATGGAGAAAGCGAATACCCAAGAAGCTCAACGGTTTCGGGATGATGTTGAACGACGAATGGAGTTGATGGATCAACTTAAAGAACGTTGGATTGATATTCAGAAAGAACTTGCTAAGCAAGAAGATTCAGATAGTAAACGTTCTGCACAACTTCGAGAGGGTTTGGTCGAAGTTGAACGCCAGATGCGAAGTAATCTCTTTGATGAACAAGAGTTGCGAATGGCGAAAGCTTTAGGTGCGGACAGAGAGCGGTTGAAAGCCTTCAATGAAGGTATTCAGAAGGTATTAACTGAAGCCAAATTTGCTTGGGATGTTGAAGTTGCACGACTTCAAGCTATTTTGGATCGTACTGTCTTCAAACTTAAGGCTGACTTTGGCGATATTGGTGGCAAGCTTAGTAAACTAGCGCGGGAGATTCTAGGTCGACCTCGATTACCTTACGAGGACCCAGGTCAATATCCTGGTAAAGCTTTTGATCAGGCACAAGAAGCATTACAACGTTTTAAGCCTGACGAAATGGAAATTATGGAGCTTACTGAGGATATTGGACGAGCTACACAACATGTCAAAGATATTCTTGATCAGGTGGATATGAAGCCCTGGTTGGCTGATGAGAAGTTACTTGTCCAATTAGCCCTTAAACATCGCGGCAATATAAAAGCGATACAAGAGGATTGTCAACGAATGGGTCAAGCAGAGATTGATCGTTATAATAATCTTGAACAGAAAATTCGTGATGTAGCTAATGCTCTTGAAGCCGCTGCTGATGTTTCCAAATTGAATCTCGATTACTTAAAAACTGAAATTGACATGGAAGTTGAACGTGGGAGACTTACAGAGGAAAATACTGAAAAACTTAAATTGGCCGTTGATCTTCTCGCGGATAAGTTTGATGAAGTTGCCAGGAAAAGGGAATTAGTTGAGAAATGGGAGGATACTCCTATAAAAGCTATGCGAGAATTGGTAGCCGATCTCGGCAGTAAAACAGACGACTGGGCCAAGAAGATTGAAGCAAGTGGTACTAAGACTGATGAAGTTGGAACAAAAACTGATGCTATTAAAAGTAAAGTTGATGTTCTTAAAGGTGCCCATGATAATGTAACAGGAGCAATGGGTCAACAAGTTACGAAGTATGATACTCAACTTCAAAAACTCGATCAATTGATTTCTAAAGAGCACGAAAGAGCTAGAGCAGCAACGGGCGCCGCTGAACCTAGGGCTCCTGCTGCGCCAGGTGTCCCTGCTGCGCCAGGTGTTCCTGCTGTACCTGAAACTGGTGTTCCTGCGGAGGCTGCTGTTATCCCACAACAGGTAGACCAAATTAATGCAAGTCTTGATCTTTTACAACAGAAGATTGAACAAGTTTCTGCAATTGTGCCAAAACTTGGTGAAGGCTTCGATCAAGTAAAACCTGCTGTAGATGAAGTTGTTTGGCGGGTGATGGATATTGAAACTAATACCAATAATGCTAGCCAGCAGGCTCGCCTTTTGTGGCAAGATTGGGATGCCTTGGATGGGAAGATTGCTGCTATTAGTGGTGATAGGATGAATAATCTTATTAACTCCACTAATGATGCTAAAACAGCTACAAATAATCTGAAGACTGCATGGGATAGTGTTACAAACTCTCTAGGTAGTGCCGTGGTAGCGGCTGGAAATGCCGCAGCAGCGATGCAGCAAGCCGCCTTAGCGGCTCAGGCGGCAGCAGCCGCTTGTGCCCAAGCTGCGGCAGTGTGTGCGGGAGGCGGCGTAGGAGCGGCTCACGGAGGGCGTTATTTCCAAGATGGTGGCCGAGGGACGGATCGTATCCCAGCCTGGTTGACACCGGGGGAGTTCGTAGTGAACGCCCGTGCAGCACGCAATTTCTTCCCGCAGTTGCAAGCAATCAATGCGGGGCAACAGCCGATCTACCGTGACCAAGGTGGTACAGTGACAAATATTGGCGATATCAATGTGACGGTGCAAGGAGGCGACAATTCAAGCCAGACAATTCGAGAGATCGCATCTGGCTTGCGACGAGAACTCAAAAGGAAAACGACAAGAATTTTCTAAGTAGGGTGCCAGTGTAGTGAGGGCTGCACGGAATCCAGCGGGCTTTCCGTTATGATACCCAACACTGGTATTTGTAAGGTAAAGCCCGCGAAGCAAATGGAGAAAGAGATATGAGAACTCGACTTCCTCTGCACGGTTATTATTTCATTGAGCACCGGAACAAAACGGGAAAGCTCATTGGTGTCTATCGCGTACCTAATGGTATTACAGATGTGGGCATGAATGACCTACTTGACGTGCATTTCGGAAATGATACGCAGCACGCTCTTTGGTATATTGGCCTTATTGACAATTCTGGCTATTCTGGAGTAGACCCGAGTGATACACTCGCTTCGCATGCCGGTTGGTCAGAAAATACTGATTACAGCGGGAGCCGAAAACAGTGGGTTGTTGGCTCGGCTGCTGGTCGTTCAATCTCGAACGGAACTACGGCTGATTTCAACATTACTGCTACAGCAACTCTACGGGGCATCTTTGTCACGGATCAGGAAACTGGTACATCCGGTATCTTGTGGTCCACGGCTTTGTTTAGTTCACCTGTTTCGGTTCAGAATGGTGACGCGCTAAAGATCACTTATACGGTCAGCGGTTAAGTCTCTCCCTTGGCAAGCCTTGGCGTGGGGGATTCTCCCTGCGCCGGGGCTTTCTTCAAAGGTAGCTACAATGGCACTTCTTTGGATGGATGGTTTTGAAGGTTATAGCGACGCCTGGAATGTAGATTGCCAGAACATTGTAGCACGTCGTTATGCCATTGGTTCAAGTCAAATAAGACTTGAATCAGGTCGCTTTGGTGGTTATTCTTTGGTCCCATACTACTCAAGTTCCTGGATTCGTACACCTGCTCTTACAACAGACGATACGCTCATTGTTGGATTTGCCTTGAGATTTTGGGGTGTCCCTAACTGGAATTGGTTTCTTCAGATGCAAAGTAATGGTATAGCCGGTATGGGAATTGGAGTTGATGATGCAGGAATCTTACTTGTTTACAAAGGTAATACTGTTATTGCTCAAACATCCGAAATTTTAGTACGCTCAAATAAATGGATATATGTTGAGTTTAAGGTTATTTGTGACAATATAAATGGCTCCTATGAACTTCGTGTCAACGGGGCAACTATTCTATTAGATTCAGGAATCGACACTCAGGAAAATCAACCTTATCATGATCAAGTTCAAATTCGTGGACTTCAGTCTAGTGCAAATTATACACCACATATTGATGATTATTACATCTGTGATAGTACAGGTTCAAAACATAATGATTTCCTCGGTCAGCAAAGGATCAGTCCAATTTGGCCTAATGCTGATACAGCCGATATTGACTGGACCCCTAGTACTGTGATAGATCACCATACCTTGGTTGATGAAGTCGATCCCGATGATGATAGTGAATATGTTGAAGACACTGTAACAGACAATGAAGATATTTATGAATACAGTGATATTTTAGACTTTGATGTAGTCGAAGCTGTTTGTCTTTGTACAGATGTTCGAGTCACTGATACTACATCCTATGATTTGAAAACGGTTGTCAAATCAGGTGGGGTAAAATATGATAGTGCTGCTAATACTATTGGTAGCACTGAATATTTAACTGATCTACGTTTAATGGCTAATGATCCTGATACCGGTACAAATTGGGCTGTGAGTGGAGTTAATGGTCTTGAAATGGGTGTAAAGGTAGGTTAATGGCTTTGCTCTGGTTTGACGGATTCGATCGCTACGGGGACGACTCTGGCTATGTCGATCCGCGACAAATTATGCTATGCCGTTACCAGTTAGCTGGAGACGGTAATCTTAACATTGCAGCAAGACCAGGTAGATTTGAAGGTTGCTCAATTTCCATTCTTTGGGACAACACACACTGGTTTCAGACTCCATATTTGACAACTGATAGAACGCTGGTTGTCGGATTTTCCATGTATCAAGATGAATCAAAGAATGGAATCTTTATGTCACTCAGAACAATTGACAACTATTATGTAGGACTACAGCTACAACTTAATAGTGACGGTTCCTTTAGTGTCCTTCGTGGATGGGATGTTTTAGGTACAACTGCGGCAGGCGTGCTTCCTCTGGATGAATGGAAGTTTATTCAACTCAAAGTTTATTGTGACAATACGAGTGGGACAGTGGAACTTCGAGTGGACAACACTACTGAACTTACACTAACTGGTATTGATACACAAGATGATCCAAATAACGATTATTATGCGGCTGTTCGTTTTCAAAGTATCACGCATATCTGGGAGCAGTCACCGCGTTTTGACGATTTCTGGGTTTGTGACGGCACCGGTAGCGCGCCGTGTAATAATTTTCTTGGCCCTGGGTATTTTGTACAGTCACTTGTGCCTTCATCAGCAGGTGATGATTCAGACTGGGATGTAACCCCTGGTCCAGATCATTATGCTGCCGTTGATGAATTGATACAGGATGATACCGAATATGTTGAAAGCATAACAACAGATGGTCTTGATCTTTACCATTACGATAGTCCGTCTGCATTAAGTGAGATCAAAGGACTTCAAGTTCATACTGAAGCAAGAATTACTGGAACAACAGAGAGAACATTGAAGACAGTCATCAAGCATGATTATACAACAGAAAGTGAAGATACTGGGCAAATGGTGGGCAACAGTAATTATCTTACCTTCACACGATTAATGCCTCTCAACCCTGTTACAGGTGTTGCATGGATTCGTGATGATGTAGACAACCTTCAAGCTGGAATAAAGGTGGGATAATGGCATTGCTTTGGATTGAAGGCTTTGAAGGGTTGGATGATGAGTTTGATCCCGGGTGGAACCAAAGTCCTGAAATATACATTGGGATGGTACGAAAATATGAGCTAGTAGGCAGCACCTTCGGAAACTTGTCACAGCTAACGGCAGGACGTTTTGGTGGTTACGCTATTAAGCTTTTTCCTGGAACCAATGTTTATTGGCAAACTCACCCTCTTACAACTGATCGAACATTGATTGTAGGAACTGCTCTCTATCTAGGGACACGTAACGGTGCTAATCCAGCCCGTCTCTTTACAATGTACGATGGTGACAATTTAGAAGGGATGAATCTTCGTTTGAATGATGACGCCGAGTATCTTGAAGTTTGGCGTGGTAATACACTTCTAAATATATTAACCGGGCAAATGATTCCTGAAGCTGAGTGGTTTTATATTGAGTTCAAAGTCTATTGTGACGATTCAGCAGGGACTTGGGAAGTACGTCTCAATGGAAACCTGCTCGGAAATGACAGTGGGGTTGATACTAAAGGAAGCATCACCAATTATCATCAAGCGGTTCGCTGGGATACCAATTATTCACAGATTCAATATGATGACATCTATGTCTGTGATGGGACCGGTACAAAGAATAATGACTTCTTGGGTGTGATGCGAGTAGTACCTGGTTGGCCTGGAACAGATCATACAATCGAATGGGAAACAATGGTCGGCGCACCAGATCATTCCAGGGCTGTCAATGAAATTGAATCAGACGATGATTCATTATATATCGAAGATGATGATACAGGAAATAGGGATATTTTTGATTACGAGAACATAATCGAAAGTCTCGGACCTGTGGCTGGGGTCATGTTGAGCACACTCTGCCGAGAAACTGATGCCCAGAACTTTGATCTCATCAATGTTGTTCGTTCCGGTGGTACTGAATACGATCAACCGAGTCAACAAGTTGGTTCAACATCATATGTTCATCGTTATGATATACTGGAATCTGATCCAGACACAGGATTAGATTGGACACAAGCTACCGTCAATGCGGCTCAATTTGGAGTGAAGGTGGGCTAATGGCACTTATCTGGATTGATGGTTTTGAAGGCTATGAAACGAGCTATGGTCCCGATGTTAACAATGCGCTCACTCGTCGCGGTTATACGCATACTGGTGATAGCAATTGTTATGAGCTTAGAGAAGGTCGTTTCGGTGGTTATGCTCTTTGGCTCTTTAATGATGATGGCCTATATATTAGAACCCCTAATTTGACGACAGACAGAACATTGATTGTAGGAGTCTCCATCTATACAGAACAATCTGATGATGATGCCGATGAAATCATTCGATTTTTTGATGGTGATGGCAGCTTAGGGATGAATGTTCGTCTTAACAGTGCTCCAGGATCAGGACGGAAGTTTCAAATTCGCCGAGGAACCAATATCCTTGAAACAGTTGATAATCCTACCTTCCCCTCGGCGTTACAATGGTTTCATCTTGAATTCAAAGTTTACTGTGATAGTACATCTGGGACGTATGAACTCCGGTTGAATGGTGAAACAATTGCCAGTGATACTGGTGTTAATACTCAGGAAGGAACTTCCAACTATTACGCATCTGTTTCACTGGATAGTCTCCATCGTAAGGCACGTTTTGATGATTTCTACATTTGTGATGGAACTGGTTCAAAAAACAATGATTTTCTTGGCTTGGTAAAAGTAGTTCCAATCTTCCCTGAGTCTGAACATACAGTTGAATGGGAAACAATGATTGGTGGTTCTAATCATGCAGATGCCGTTGCTGAAGTAACACCAGATGATGATACATCATACATTGAGGATGATGATGCTGGTGACAAGGACATCTTTGAATATGGCGACATCACTGATTCTCTTGTCTCAGTTGATGGCTTGATATTGCACACCATTTGCCGAGAAACTGATGCGACTTCATTTGATATCATCCAGATTGTTAGGTCAGGTGGTTCAGAATATGATCAAACAAGTCAAGCTGTAGGGTCATCATCGTATGTTAATCGGTATGACATTCTTGAATCTGATCCAGATACAGGTTTGGATTGGACGAAGACAGGGATCAATTCATCCCAGTTTGGTGTAAAGGTGGACTAATGGCACTACTTTGGATTGATGGTTTTGAAGGCTATGGAACTACCATCGGTGCTGCCCCAGCACCATCAGGTATCCTTGCACGTAGGTATCCTGTTACCGCTAGCGAAACTGATATGCGGATTCAAGATGGCCGATTTGGTGGACGTGCATTGCAATTCAATAGTTATAATTGTAGTATAAAGACACCAGTATTGACAACAGATGATACCTTGATTGTTGGTGTTGCTCATAAGCGTAGCTCAGCACGATCTTCATATATCATGTCTCTTTATGACGGTACCACAAAGGGCATGAATCTTTGGACCCAGGACCGCGGTAGTGAAATCCACATCTTCCGTGGTTCCACATTTATTGAAACAACAAGTGGTGCTAACATTGGAACTGATGTATGGAATCATATTGAGTTCAAAGTCAAGTGTCATGCTTCAAGTGGTGAATATGAACTTAAAGTTGATGGCATCACGATTACAAGTGCCACAGGTGTAAATACAAAAGCTGGGTCTAATGATTACCACGATTCAATTCGATTCGAGCCGACATCCTACACCTGGCCGCGTTGGGACGATCTTTACATCTGCGATAGCACTGGAGCCCAGAATAATGATTTTCTTGGAAATCAGCAGGTATCTGCAATCTTTCCTGGTGGCGGAGACGTAATTGCAGATTGGGAGACAGTGGTGCCTGTGGGTAATCATTACGAAACTGTCGATGAGGAAGAAGTAGATGATGACTCTAGCTATATTGAAGATGACGATAGCGGAGATCGGGATATTTGGAACTATGGCAGTGTTCCAACTTATGGACAGATTCAAGGACTTCAAATCAATACCGATTGCAAGGAAACTGATGCAACTGATTTCACACTAATTACCGTCATCAAGTCAGGCGGTACTGAATATAATGACTCACCCCAAGCGGCGGGTAGTGGTGATTGGCTTACACTCCGTCGTATTGCAGAACTTGACCCAGATACCGGCGTTCTTTGGACAGAGAGCGGAATCAACAACGCAGCGTTTGGTGTAAAGGTAGGGTAACATGGCACTGAGGGTAACGAGACAATTTGGTGAAGTCCTCGGTGGTGGGGATGGTAAACTGCGCGTTACGCGCCAAATGGCTGAAGTTCTTGGCTCAGGTGAAGGTAAGCTTCGTGTTACACGACAGTACATTGAAGTGCTTGCACTAGCTTTTGTTACCTACGAGAAAACTTTATCCCAAAATCTTGGCATCACTGATGAGCTTCGTTTGTGGGAGCGGCATGAACGCTTAAAAGATACTATGACGCTTACTCAGCGTGTACCCGCTCAATTTAGCGAGTCTCTATTACAGGATTTAGATTTGGAGGGTGCTGCTTCTCGGGTTCAATCAAAAAGCCTCACAGACAACCTGAATCTTGAGGAGATTTTTACTGAATTTTTGAATGTTGGCGAGCATACATCGTTTCACGATACCCTGGCCTTTGTACAGGATATTGATTTTGAAGCAGGACTTTTCAACGTCATGGAAACAAAAATGACATTGACTCAAAGTGTCAATGTCATTGGTCCAATCTACAAAACTATGTGGACAAGGATGCACTTGTATGATGGTTTTCCATACGAAGATTACTTCGAGAAGTTAGAAGATCATATTCAATTTTCAGATTGGGCGGGTCGTGATTATGAGGCTATAGTTTCATCAACTATGTCTCTGACTCAGGATATGTGGCGCAGTGGAACTCCTACAACTAACATGAATCTAGTTCAAAGTCTTGATTGGGGTAAGACAAAAGGTATCCCGGCTCAATGGTTGAACTTGGAGCATATAGTTGATCTAAGTGGAGATTGGTCTCGTGTTGTCATTGATACTCTTGGTATCGGACACTCACTTACGTATTATCTACCTGATCCTTGCGATGACAAAGCATACACACCTTTCATTGGAGAGAGTGACGTAACCGATAGTCCAACCCCACCTGATAGTGATGTTCCCTTTGTCCAGGGACTTCCAGAAGGTGAACGATTTCTATTACTGTATCCAGCCTTAGGTGAATCTATTGATATTGTAGAACTTCGAGCACCTAACTTAGATAATCGGGAGCGACAATCCTTTACGCGAGTCAATCGTGAAACTCGTGGTGGAAAGCTTTCTATTTTTGCTGATCCAACATGGCCAAAGATCAATACACTTGTACTTAGTTTCTCCGGGTTAACAAAAGCAGAGGTTGAAGAAACGCAGCAATTCATGGTGGACCATATCGGTCAAGAAATCGGAATCATTGATTGGGAAGGACGCCAATGGATGGGTATCATCACTACACCTAATGAACGTGCTGTACAAGATGGTAAGCATGGATTCACCATCACGTTTGAATTTGAAGGATTGATGGTGGAAGAGATGCCGTCTGGAAATGCTATGACAATTGTTGACAGTTTTTCTCACTACTTCCATAAATCACGCCCCCTCACAGACACAATTGAATGGACGGCTTGGACACAGCGTTGGGTTGAATTTTCACGAAGTTTGTCTGATACACTTGTAATGACAGATGAAGTTGTAGAAACAGTGGAGTCACCATAATGCTTATGCTACGTGCCCCCTATCCAGCAATGCAATCAACTGTCATTCTCCCCGGTCCTAATTGGGGTGACTCATCAGGAATTGCTTCTACACTTCAAGTGTTACGAGCAATGGATGGAACAGCATATACTTACGTACATACCAAGGATGGTAGGAAACGATTGCAGTGGGATTTCACGATTACACGTCATAAGGCTCTTGAATTACGAGCTTTTATAAATGCCTATTACCGAGTGCAGATTCAAGTAACTGACCACAATGATGACGTATGGATTGGGTATCTAATTAACAATCCATTTGAGCACGCTGGTAGTGGACGTGCTGTTGATTTTCCCGGTGGGGAGACAATGGACATTACTCTGGAATTTGAGGAGGCTAAGTAATGCGTGACGTTCCTTCAGGCATTATTAATAATTTACAACAGCAATATGGCGCAGAACCACTACTTATCATTGAAGTACAGTGGGTTGAAGATGGACCGCGCGTTATGTATTCCGATCAGAAATTGTCAGGTTTGGATTATCCTTATCCGAGGATCATTCAAGTAGGCAATTTTGATACGGCAATTCAAATAGATGGTGCCAGCGACTCACAACAAATCAATATCACCTTGGATGATATTGATGGTAAGCTGAAGACTCTTCTGGATTCCTATGACATTCATAAGCGTCCAGTATGGGTATACCAAGGGTTCCAAGGTCTTACTGTAAATCACAAGTTCCTTCTTTTCAAAGGTGAAATTAGCAGTCCTGTCATTTGGAATGAAGGTGAACGTACACTTTCATTTGATATACTAACACGTCAAGAAGATACTGAAGTTGCCTTCTCAATGGAGGAAGGTGATTTTGCTAGTATCCCAGAAGAAGCTTTCGGTAAAGTTTGGCCCCTCGTCTTTGGAGAAGTTTGCAACATGCAGGCTGTTCAAGTTCGGGCTCCCCTTCGTGGTGTCATTACGCATGGTGAAGGTATCCATGATTTTACACTACCAGACAGAATTTGCCAGATATGTTACATTCAGTGTCCAAGCGTATCTGTAGGACAGAGAACTACAATTACACCTGATGGTCAAGGTGGTTATGAGACAGAAACCTCACAAGACTATGGACCAGACTTGGAATGTGTACAACACCGCTATGAGGAAATGTGCAACTTGGAATACTTGCTAGAACAGCAACAATCCTATGAGCATTTATACCTAAACATCCGCGGCGGTGAAGAGTTTCCCCAAGAAGAAACTATCACTCTGAATATCGGTGGTGGTTTATTCACTGGTTTTTTCAACGGGACGCAATTCCGAGTCTTGGAACGAAAGCATCCAGAATATGACACAACAGAACACGTAACGTGTGCGCCTGTTGCTGATCGTTCCATTGGATTGGTTGAAACCTACTGGACAGGCTGCTGGAAAGAAACAGACACAGGTACAGCTTGGTATTTTGATGTAAATGAATGTGAGTGTCCAGAAGATTGTGACGCTGATCCAGTCTTTAGGCAAGCGTATGAAGGTGGCCCAACTGAATCTCAAGCTGTCTATGATGCTATGCCAACGTCAAGCTTTTTCTGGATTCCGCCGGGAACTGACGTATACTTGGAGGATGAAGCTGAAATTCTTTACATTGTAAGCTTACTCCCAGCAACAATCAATCACGTAGCTGCATACAAGACACAACCGACTGGTAGAAAGCTACTACTTGAAGTTCCGTCTGACTATTACACAGTTTACGAGACAGACTATGATGGTTACATGGTCACTGAAATTGGTTTGAACAAGAAACTTAGTCTATATGATTCAGACTGGGATGATGAACTTTATATCTCATTAACTTCTGATATTGGTCCAAATCCAGTTGACATCATTGAATGGTTGGTCAACAAGTATACCAATCTCACAATTGATATAGACTCATTTGATCTTGTTCGAGCTAGTATGACAAACTATCCAACAAATTTCTGGGTCAAAGAACGTATGAACATTCTTGATTTGATTCAGGATATTGCCTATCAAACTCGGTGCGCAGTTTACGTGAGAAATGATGTTATCTTCATTAAGTATCTCTCAAAAGAGCCCGCTTCTGTTCGTACATTAGAAGCTAGTGATATTCTTGTAGGTACTTTTCAGGTCAGTTACACACCCACTGAAGATTTGGTGACAAAGCATTCTGTTACATGGCAAAATGGAGAAGTAGGTACAGAGGATGATGATGAGGTTGTACGGAAGATTATTCTCAAGCACAATGTTTCTAAGTATGGTGTTCAAGAAGAAAGTTACAATTACTACACACAGAATACTTATGACACAATCCTAAAATCAGCAACCTTCTGGCTCATTCGACGCTCACATACTTGGAAGATAGTAGAGTTTGATACTCCAATCAAGCATCTTGATCTCGATTTGTTTGATTGCATCACGTTGGATTTGCCACAGTTTTCTCCATCACCTGTGAAATGCGTCATTACAAAAGCACAGTTTGATAATGCTAACAATACCATGCACTTTGAGGCATGGACTCCAATTCGCGCTGGTGATTCTAAACCCTATTTCTGGGCCTGGCCTGCGGAGCAAGCTGCTTACATGCGTTGGCCTCTTGATGAAGAAATAGAATGGGCCGATCCTGGTTATGATTTCAATGTAACACCGCCGATAGATCATATCTTGTCTGGAGGTGATACGACACAAGATGAAAATTTCGTTGTTCTTACCAGTGGTGATCGTTTTCCATCTGATTTGGATGATACACTACCTACCCTCTTCTGTGAAATCTCTGACTTTGAGGATGTTGAAGATGAAGCACCTGAGTTCAAAGCCTTAAAGCTAGCTCAGAAAAATAATCGTCAGAATACTGAGCAAACCATGAATGCTGGTGTTCCTGCGGCTGGACAACCAGGTGGTGATTCTGATAAGAAGAAAAAACGAACTGCTTGTGGTCAACCACAATATGGTGATGGTTGTGTTTATGAAGTCATAGTTTGGTATATAATGCCAACATGGGTAACATCAGGAAAAATTCTCGGCGGTTGCGCAGGTGGTCCTTGTGGGTGTGTGGGTGGTGGCACACCTTGCACGGGTTCGTTATCAGCCTTCTGTCATACCTTTGGTGCTGCCTTTTCTGCTTGGGCATTTTATCTAGCAAAGATGGCTGAAATTAAAACTCGCTTGGCAAATTGTGGTTATTATTGCTATGTATGGGCCCCATCCATGATTTGGTCACCCAAAGGAATTCCTGATCCAGACTCGCCTTTTGGTGAATGCGAGGAGTTTCCAGGTGATCCTAATTCACCAAATCAAGGAGAGCTATACGAACCGACAAAAGCATGATGGAGGTGAGAAATGAAAGAACGAGTTTGCAAACATCAAAGGACAATATTTGAGATTGATAGAAAGGTCCATATCTCATCTTGCGGCAATTATAAGTGTTTGCATCATTGCGCACCAGTCAGTCATATGATCTGTGATGATTGCCCGTTACGTGAACATCCTGATTCAAAGGATCGACAATACATGGAAACATTACAGGAAGACGTATATGCAAGAGAGGAGCTCCCTACACGTACTCCAGAAGAACGTCAACAAATCCTGGATACATATTGCCTTAAATGCACGCATTTTGACAAGGAAGGGAAAATTTGTTTAGTATGCCCCTGTACAGTAGCATCGCCAGTCGATGAGTATGCAAAATATCAAGATTTTCACTGCCCTTTGGAGTTATGGTAATGCTCATTTGTCAAAAACGACGTAAGATTGTTAGAAAGGAACGGGATGGCTCTAAGCGAGAGTTCTTTCGTTGTGCGCATGGAGCAGCCTGCACTTATCGGCAAGAAGTAGACGAACAAGCATGTGAGAGTTGTGTTCTTCGCCAAGTCTTGCTTAGTCAGCAACCATGTAGTCCAAAGCCTCCAAAAGAGCCAATTTACAAACAAGCAACGTATGGTGAAGATGCTGAAATTCGCTATGAGCGTGTTGATGTTGATTTGCCTGAATGTCCCGATGGTTACAAACGTCGCTCTGACGATCCTTGGACTTTCGATCCAATTTGGTTTCCCTGCCCATATCGGGTTTTCAACAATGATTTGAAACCAGATGGGTCTATCAAAGTCAATGCTTATTGTGCATTAGCAAAGAAGTCAGTAGACTTCAAAGAATGTGATCGTTGTCAAGGTGCAATCACCAAAGTTGGCGCAACGTTGAATCCAGAAGACATCCCTGAAATTCCTGGACTTACAACACAGGTTCAGAATTATTGGCAAGCTATTAAACGTTGGATTGCAGCAGGTAGACCTACTCGTTCTGACAAAGAAATAAAATTACTTCACGAAAGCTACTGCGCTCGTTGTAATTGGTATGACAAGAAAAGCAAGCGGTGCAAAGGTTGTGGTTGCAAGGTACGAGCAGAAGGGGCTGCTATGCTAAACAAGATTAGAATGGCGACAGAGCACTGTCCGCGTAACTTTTGGTAACGATAACCAGCAGGTCGTAGTTGGCAAGTGGCATTTGTGTCATTGATCGAATTGCGCCGCGATAGTCAAACATAAACGACCTGCTACTAATATAAAGGGGAGTGTAATGGGTTGTTGTGCAGGTAAGGGGAAGGTAGGAAATCGTAGCACAAAGAATGTGCGCATTCCTGGAAAGACTCGGACCAAGTTATCCAGGATGCCGCGTGCTGGTAAACGCAGTGGGCGAAAAGCTCAAGGGCACAAAAGATAACCTCACCAGGGTCACGTTGGTAAGTCCAGCGGGAAGCAGATTGTATGAAGTTAAAAGTCTACCTCCCAAAGGAAGACAGCATCGCTTTGTATAACTCTGCTTCAGCAAGTGCATCAGAAAGGGCATCATGGGCATTCTCAATCTTGATGCCATACTTCTTACACACCGCTCCGAGACTGACATACGGAAAAGGTGTCTTTAACCCGTGGTATGAAGCGGCATCGTTGATGCTTAATGCGAAGAGCATTGTATCACGTGGATGTGGGTGGAAGAATTGGTTGAAGGATTCAATCCCAAGCCAGTGCATTAGAAAACCACGCTCAAAAGCCCAGTTGTGTGCCAAAGGCATCAAGCTTCGTTGGTACGGCAGATCAAGATTCTGAAACCATTCATCAAATAGATCAGCAACTTTCCAACTGTCTGGGCTGTTGTTCACTAACTCGTTTATATCAAGTCCATGAACCATTTGGGCTCCGTGTTCGCACCGCTCTGGTTGAGCTGGCGCAATGTTCATGTAGAAGGGATTGATGTCAGGTACAGGCTCAATTTCACTGGTTAATGGCACAACAGCAATCTGAATAATCTCATGGTATCCCGCTACACGGCCAGTTGTTTCCACATCAACAGCGACCATCATATTTCCATTTAGATTCAATAGGCTACTTGGTGCAGGCATGATATGACTCCCGTGGGATATGTGATAGTTTCATCAGGATGAATGGTATTTTACAACTTGTTAGCTACAACTTGTTATGGTGGTTTCATCAAGGGGCGACATGTATAAAACTTTGCTTGCGTCTGTGTTGTAAACTTAAGCGTTGATCGGTTCATCACCATCTCTCCAATCTTCACCTTGCTTAAACCACGGTTTCTTACGTTTCCGGGAGGTTTTATGAGTCGCCTCTATAGAATCCTTCTTCTGGCAGATTCTCTTCAGGCTCCGTTACTGTTGGAGGCAGAAAAGGCGCTGGTGGCGGTTTTGGCTGCTCGGGAGACCGTGTGGATTCGTTATCTGTCGTTAGCACCCCAGATTTACATGCGTTGAGCCAACCGATTGCGTCAGGATTACTTATGTTGACATTACGATCTTTGCACCAACTGTAGAATGCTTGAACCAAACGATCCTTTGAATAGCGACCCCCAACAACTATAGGGTTGCTTAGTTCATCTAAATAGCCAACTAGATCACATAAAGCCCCAGCAATAAAGCGGCGCATTGATTTACGATTAGGCTTCACGTTACCCCTCCTCAATTTTATCAGGGTCTTCTGTACGTGGACGAGCCAACCATTCCTGGAACCATTCATCAAGACGACGATTGGTTTCCTCCGGGCCAAGTTCCTGCCGTTGACTCCATAGCTCAGCCATCTTGGCAAAAAGTTTCATATCGGATGTCATACCAGGATAGTTCAAATCCTGGATAGCCATAAGATTCCACGTGGCATGGGCAAGGTGCGAGTTGCCAGTGTCATAAGCATAGAAATCTGCTTTCGGATCACCCATTTTCCACTTGACAAACTCAACCATGTGCCGCATTGCAGCATCGATATATTCATACCACGGTTTGCCGCCCTTCCTCCAATTGTCACGTGCATATTTGATTGCGCCCATTTCCTTAACTCGGGAAAACGCTTCAATTGCCGTGGGAAATTGAAGCAAGAAACTAAGCATTGGTTTACCGGTGTTTAATCGCTCAGCTTTTTCCGAATTCATCGTCTTCCTCTTTTTCGATATTATAGAAATCACCACCATACTCCTCGACGATCTCATCAAGATCATCAGGAATTTCCTCTTTGTATAGGGTGGCAAGAGTTTCAGCAAGAACCACTGCTTCCAGCGACCCTGTGCTGCGACAAATCTCAATCCGATACATGTTAATCCTCCAAGCTGATGTATCGCCCTTTAGCGATATATCGTTTGGTATCAGGCGGAACATCCTTCGCTGTGAAACTAAGGTTCCCGATGTAAAGTTGACCACCAGTATTGTTGCCAACTGGAAACCTATCGGGGATGTTCTGTCGTACTTTCCGTTTTGTCCATGACGCTTGTTCAAAAGCTGACAACGACTCAACAAATCGGGCGTAGAAATCCTTGAAAAGAATCTTTTCGCCAGGAACCGTATAGCAGGTTTCCGCAAAGAACTCTTCAAGTGGGTCACGATTGGATTCGGCTGCTTGTTCCTTTCCAGCAGTGTCAAGAATCGGCAATCGAAGTCGTGTATCGGATGTTGGAAGTGAAAGCCCCATCAAAGTCGCCATAAAATGAGGAGCCTCTTCCTCAAGAGCCCTGGTGAGAATTGTTTTCGGAATCTCCTCAATCAGTGGCCCAACGTACATGGCGGTAATCCGCGTGTCTCCAGGGAAGATAGGGCAGTTGTCACGAAAGTTTGCTGTTTGAACAAAGTGTAAGCAATTTCGTTGCTGATACACCTGCTGGTATTTTGCGTGAATACTAGTGTATTGGCTAGTTGTCCATTCCTTGATCTTGTTGTAGACTGAAGGGCCAGCGTGGGCAATGTTGACTTCATCAATCACACCTAGCACTGCATTGGCAAGCTCACCGTTGAAATCGTTGGAGTTAGTGAGAGCACGATCAGCCTTCACTACACCACCAGTAACCAGCAGGCTGACGGCTTCATGGAAAATAGACTTACCAGAGTTCTGTGGTCCATACATAAATAGATAGGGTAGTGGCTCGAACGGTTCACGGATGAGGCAAGAAATCCAAGCTGTCAGATAATCTTTACCGCTGAAGATACCCCAATTACGACACCAGGAGGTTTCACGTACCACA